TTTATTTTACCTACATCTAGTAAAATAATATCATATTGACCATGTTCAGGTTCTAAATAACTGTTGAACTGATTCTTTGATTTGTGTATTTCTTTAAGTATGTCTTTATTGTTTAGATAATTCTTGGGACGCATTTATTTCTCCTATAGTGTTAGTAACTAGTATACACGACAATTACAAGGATGTCAACCGGAGAATAATTATAAACTACTAACATAATTTTGTCAACTAAATAGTAGTATAGGAGATTCAATAATTATGCCATTTAAAGTCAATTTCGATTCAAGCAACTTTGTTAGTAGCATTGTAAACGATGTCAAGGGTGTTGTTAAAGGCGCTCTCGGCGATACTATAAATCAAAAGTTAGGTAGTCTAGGACCACTAGGCAAACTTGCTGCGAATTTTATTAATCAAACTGGTGGATTTGGCGCATCTAATAACAGAACAATATCAAGAGCCATTATTTCACAAAATAATGCCGATATAGGTGCTGAGGAAGATTGGCGTGTTAGTATTGAAGTTCCAAAAATCTTACTTAATGAAGGAGATATTCTTGCTCCATTAAGAGAATCAAAAGAAGCTTCGGTATTTAACACTAGAAATAGAATGATATTTCCGTTTAACCCAACAGTACTGCTAAGCCATAGTGCAAATTATTCTCAAATACAACCTACACATACAAACTATCCATATAATGCATATGAAAATAGTCAGGTAGATGCAATTACTATTACTGGTGAATTTTATCAAGAAAATGAAAACGATGCAAGGTATTGGATTGCGTGTTTGCACTTTTTACGAAGTGCAACTAAAATGTTTTACGGAAACAGCAATCCATTAGGTAACCCACCTGTTGTTTGTAGATTAAATGGATACGGTAAACACATATTAAATAATATGCCAGTTGTGATAACAAACTTTACAACAGATTTACCAGTAGACGTTGATTATATACAATGTAAGGTAAAAGGACAAGTAAACTATGTTCCAACATTTAGTTCAATAACAGTTACACTACAGCCACAATATGCAAGACGATCACAATCAGGATTTAGTTTAAATGAGTATGCTGGAGGCGGTCATATTGGCGGTTCCGAGGGATTTGTATAATGGAAAAAAATAGTTTAAGCCCGTATGCACGTACACCAATTAATCGATCCGGATATTTGGATATTTTAAGTCCTCGTCCTGTACCAATTAACAACGACGATATTTTATTTGAAATAACTTCTGAATACACATACCGTCCTGATTTATTAGCACACATTACATACGGCAGAAGAGAACTGTGGTGGGTATTTGCACAGCGTAATTTAGATATACTAAAAGATCCTGTATTTGATTTTGTTGCTGGCACTAAAATTTATCTACCTGACCCGTCTGCATTACGTAACACATTAGGATTCTAATATGCCAGCTATTAATTTAAAATCAGCAGCCAAAAAAGCTGCATCTAGAGCACTTGCTACAACTAATCCATTAGAGGCATTCGGCGGAGCAGGTCCAGATATTAGTTCTAAAGCAGGTGCAGTAAGCGGCATATCTTCCAAAGCTGGGCAAATAGGCGCAGCGGCGTTAGGAGGAAGCATTGGCGGATTTTTAACAGGTAAAGCAGATGCAGCTTTTGGTGATCTTATGGGAGCAACTGTAGGAAACGATTTACTTAATAATCTCCAAGCTAAACTTGGAAGTATAATTTCTAACTCGCCTGAACTTAATAGCCTATTTGACAATCCATTAAAATTAATAGAAAAGGGTGCAGCAGATCTCGCAGGAATTACAGGCGGCGAATTTGGACCTACAATTGAACAGTATAACAAACTAAAAGACGGAAGTGCATATGATGCGTTCAATAACGATGAATTTGCTCCTTCTTATCTCGGCGATGATTCTGCAGAAAGTAAAATACCTAATCCTTTAAGAAATCATAATGGATGTAATTATGTAATTACACTTGGAGTACTTGGTTCAGCAGAATATAATGATCCAAGTAAGTACAGAGATTCAGGAGGCTTTAAAAATTATATAATAAAAAGCTCAGGCGGCGACCTTGCTCGAAGAACACAAGTTCTAGATGAAACAGTTGGCGGCAAAAGTGACCATGCAGAATATTATATTGAGGACCTTGAAATAGACGCAGTAATTTCTCCAAATGCTAATACTAGAGTTACAGCAGGTACAGCGTTATCATTTACAGTTATTGAACCATATAGTATGGGTAACTTTATACAGTCTATAATTACTGCAACTAAGGCTGCGGGATATGATAGATATAACGAAGCTCCGTTTTGTATAAAAATTGATTTTGCAGGATGGAACTTAGGCGGCGAAACTAATGCTAATTTTGTACAACAACCAATGTTTATTCCTATCAAATTTATTAATATGGAATTTAATGTTACTGGTACTGGTAGCACGTATGCTGTTAAAGCAGTTCCTATGAGTGAAACAGGACTTCGTGATAACATTAATAAAATTAATACTCCTGTAAAAGCAGTTGGAACAATAGTACATGAAGTACTTGAAACAAATGATAAATCTGTAACAGGTGCAGTTAACTCACAAATTGAGGCTTTAGAAGAAACTGGAGCAATAGGTCCATATGATAGATATGTTATCTGTTTTCCAAAAACAAGAGCTGAAATAAGAAAAGTTTTACAAACCGGAACAGTTACTGATACTGCATTTATTACTACACCCGAAGAACGAGAAGCTCAACGCATTGGCACTGGAGAAACAAATGATGAATTAAATAAAGCAAATAATTCAAAAACTATTACAATTACTCCTCCAAACAACGTGTATGCAATATTTAAAACTTTTGCAGAAGATACTTCGCTAATGAATGAAATTGGGCTAAGTCCTCTTAATGTAGATACAAATGCCGGCGGAAATACTAGTGCAGCAGATGCTAATAATGTAACTGATTCAGAAACTGGCTTAGTAGATACTGCTAATGTTGCCGCGCAAACATCTGATAAAGCACGAGAGTTTCAGTTTAGTCAAAGTCAACAAATTACATCTATTATTGAAAAAATATTATTACAGTCTGAATATTGTGCTGAGAAATCAACTGAAGACGCTAAAAATGGAATGAATAAGTGGTTTAAAATTGACACACAGGTATTCATAGGCGAAAGTCCAATTACTGAAGCACAGATGGGACGTAAACCAAAAGTGTATGTGTATAGTGTTATTCCTCATGAAATTGACGAAGCTGTTACAGCGGCAGGAACTAGTAAACCAAAAAATACTAAAGGAATACGAGAATCTGCTGTTAAAGAATACAACTACATTTACACTGGAAAAAATGAAGATGTTTTAAACTTTGATATTAATTTTAATAATGCATTCTTAATGACAGCAAACTCAGATCTTGGTATGAGTAATGCTAACATAAGAGGAAAAGACGGCGACAAAACTATGACTTCTGGTAATGACTCAGATAGTGGCGTTGTTGTAAATGTTCCAGACAAAGATTTAAAATCAAATGATGACACTGGGCCTGAAACAGGTTTTGTAGAGAAACCAAAAGAATCTGCTGGTGCACATAGTAACGATGTTCGTAGAGTAGTTGCAGAAATGTTCCATGATAGAATTACAAATATGACTATTGATATGGTTAGTGCAGAAATGGAAATAATGGGAGATCCTTATTATGTTCCGCAACAAACAGGCAACTATGTGGCAGACATAGCTAATAAACCTGCTATTAATAATGACGGAACAATGAATTATCAAGATGGACCGGTATATTGTATTGTTAACTTTAGAACGCCATTTGATTACCAAGTTACAGGAGCAACAATGGAATTTCCACAAATTGTTCCAGGGTTTAGTGGACTGTTCCAAGTAAGAGCAGTAACTAATAAATTTAGCCAAGGAAAATTTACCCAAACTCTTAAGATGATTAGACGTAAAGGTCAAGACGATAAAGAAACTACAGGCAATAGCAAGTTTTTATCAATTGATAATACAGCTAAACTTAATAAAGACGGAACAGTAACAGATGGTACTGTAGGACAAAGTGGACAAAACATGATAGATTGTTTCCCTGCATCACAGAATGATGATGTTAGAAATAAATTACCTGCAATTGATTCTAAAACTGCAACTGCACTTGCTGCAACCGAAGCAGCTAAAGAAGCAGCAGCGCAGATTTCAGCACCAAGTTTAGAATCTGTAGTAGAAGGTATAGATTTTGGCATTGCAAAACTTCCGGATTTAAGCAAGATTATTCCAGGTGCAATCTCAAGTGGATTAAAAGACGCAGCATTCAGCGCAGTAGCAGGTAATCTTGGCGGCGTAGCAGGAATTGCTGCCGGCTCACTAGCAAGTAATGCAATAGGCGGCATTGGAACAGCTTTAAAAGGCGGATACAACCCTACTGATCTCCAAGCTGGACTTGCAGCAGGACAAAAGGCAACTGATGCAGTAACAGCTTCTCGCGCCGCAAATGAAAAAATTGCTAGTGTGTCTGGCGCAGCTAAATCTAAAGCTAGTTCACTATTAGGAGGCACGTAATGGCAGAAAGTTGCCCAGAAAACACTCAAGGCAAATTAGATCAATCTAATGGCATTAAAGATAACCCTCGCGAACCGTATTTTCTAGATCCTAGCCAAAATGCCCCTTGGCCAGTATACGAAACATATGATGATTTAGAGAGCCTAAAAGGGACTATAAGAAACACTGATGAGTTGTATAGTAATACAATTGTTGTTGTTATTGATGATCAAGGAATACACAATCTAGGATATCCAGGTACACCTAAATTTTTCACATCCATTAAAACCAGTTTGGGATACGCGAGGTTTAAGCCTTTGATTATTTGGGGCATAAAAAGGAAAAAGAACATCGATGACATAGCCGAGAATGCGAAGATGCGCATAGAACTTGGAATGCCAGTATCGAGAACTATGAACATGTCCGAAACTATGGAATATATACGGGTTAATGCCAACGGTGGTCACCCAGATGGCACACCAGATACAAGATGCGGCGTACCTTATATTGTACCCAATCCGGATCTAGACTACTCAAGACCTCCAGGCGTAACTGCATCCACATCCAGCGCCACAACTGGAGTTATAGTTAAAACTAAAACAGTTAATGATCCTAAAACTGCAGGCACCGTTACAACAACAGAAATTAGTGTGGCTGACCAAGTTAACAATCTTAAAGTTGGTGACATAGCTACTCCAGAACAGATGAAATATATGGCAAAAGGTGCACCTGCCTTAAAACCATGTTTGCCTGACACAACAGGAACAGGATCTGGTAGTGTTGCTCCAGCACCTAATGACGGAAGAACACCTGCGGCTATTGCTCTAGCGGCTGCTAAAAAAGCAGCATCTGGAATAGGCTCGCTTGATGCAGCAGGAGCCGCAGCAGGTACAGTTGTATCTCCAACCGTAGTTACTACGCCAGGAGCAGCAGCTAATGGCGCTGTGCCAGCACCCGACAACTCTCGCCCGCGAAACGTATACATATATAAAGCAATGCAAACTGGTTTAGACAGATACGACTTTAATAGTGGTAAAAAGGTTTTTACTCCAGATACTGGACCAAGTATCGAAGCAGTAGAGCCAACACCAACTACTGCACCTAACGCTAACGCAACAATAGGACCACAATAACATGGCAGGAAACGGCAACTACACAAGAACAACTAGCAGTAGTACATCTGGTTTTGCAGACAGAGGACCGTATGAAGCAATTGTAGTTAATAACCTTGACACAAAATATATGGGCGGCATGACTGTTGAACTATTACGATATACAAGCGCAGGCAGCACACCGGAGAAATCTGGACAGTTATTAAATGTAAAATACCTTTCTCCATTTTACGGAGTAACCCCAAGTTCTGCACTTACAGCAAATGAAGGTTACGAACACACACAAAAAAGTTACGGCATGTGGATGGTGCCGCCTGATGTAGGAACAAAAGTTCTTGTAATATTTGCAGAAGGCAATGCAAACTTTGGTTATTGGATTGGATGTATACCTGCAGAAAATATGAACTTTATGGTTCCTGACGGCCGAGCATCGACACAAAACACAACTGCAAATACCCCGCCAGGACTAAGAGGAAGAAAACTTCCAGTAGGCGAATATAACAAAGCAATAGAAACAGGTGCAAGAGTCGATCCGACACTATTTGCTAAACCGTACAACAAAGATTTTACAGAAACACTTGAAATACAAGGTTTGTTAAATGACGAATCCCGTGGCACAACTACAACTAGTTCAAGGCGAGAAATGCCTAGTATGGTATTTGGCATTAGTACTCCTGGTCCTAAAGATCGCAGAGACGGATCTCCAACAGCAGAGATCGGAACAGCAGGAAATAAGATAGCAGTTCCTTCTAACAGACTAGGCGGAAGTTCATTTACAATGGATGACGGTGACGAAAGATTTGTGCGCACAACACACGCAGAAGACGGTCCTCCGATTTATAAAAATAAAAGCGACAACGAAGCGGGCGGTGACAGCACTATCCCACAAAATGAATTACTGCGTTTTAGAACTAGAACTGGTCATCAAATATTAATGCACAACAGTGAAGACTTAATTTACATAGGAAATTCTAGAGGAACTACTTGGATAGAAATGTCCAGTGATGGTAAAATTGATATTCATGCACAAGATAGTGTTAGTATTATGACCGAGAACGATTTAAACATTACTGCTGAACGCGACATTAATATGGAAGCTGGTAGGAATGTTAATATTAGAGCTACAGGCAGAAACCAAGACGGCGAAGGCGAAACAGGCAGAGTTCAAATTGAATCTAAACAAAACTTTAATTTGCATGTTGGAGCAAATAGTAAAATTACAGTAGGTAAAAATCAGCACATAAAAGTAAAAGAATCGCAATATATTGACACAACAAAATCATTACATATACATTCAGGTAAAGACAACAGATTAACAGCCGCAGGATCGACACATATTACTAGTGCTAAAGAGCATAGAGAAACAGCAACGTATGTTCATATGAACGGACCAAAAGCAGCGCCATCAAATGTTGCTGAAGAAGTAACTCCTTTGACAACAAATACATTACCTCGTACTGAATCCGGCGGGCAAATAAGCTCCTACGAAAGTATATTAGCAAGATCCCCCCAACATGAGCCTTGGCCGCATCATGAAAACTTAGATCCGTTATCGTTTAAGAAAATTTACACAGATAGAGATTCACCTGGCGCACTTCCTAGTGCAGACCGTATTGTTACTCCAGACACGTTTGATAAAAATTTACAAGGCAGAAAATTGAGTGGATATGTACAAGGCAGCGGCGGCAATATTAGTACAGGAAATTCTAGTCGTCCAGGTGGTAGCGGACAAACACCTGTGCCTCCAGGAGACTATAACAGTGACTATGTGTTTGATGAAAATATAGGAGCATTAAGTGAAAAATACGAATCTCGAGGCAACCCTGCTATTATTGGATGGGATAGTACCGGTGGATGGAGTTACGGAAAATACCAACTAGCAGCAAATACAGGCGCACTAAATGAATTCCATAGTTGGTTAAAAAAGACACACCCTAACATTGAAAGTCAACTAAAGACCGCAGGCGGACCAGCAGGAGGAAGAGCAGGCAGTGCAGCATATAAAGAAGCTTGGTCTTTAGTAATGGGAACGGCTGAAGGAGGAGAAATACAAAGTCAGTATGCTGGAATACAATATTATGTTCCTGGCGCCAAACGAATCTTAAATGGATCTGGAGTTAATCTTGCACTCCGGTCTACGACAGTACGCCAAGCAGCATTTTCCACAACAATACAACATGGTGCTGGCGGAGCGTCAAAAGTTTTCCGAAATGCATTAGCTGGATTAGGATATACACCAGCTGATATAACTGCAACAGTGCCTACTGACGCAGCGTTAATTAGAGCAATATATTCTGAACGCCGAGCTAATAATGGTGGCAAATATTTCCCTAGCAGTAGTGAAGGTATCAGAAATAGTGTTGTTGACAGATTTCATAATGAAGAGGCAGATGCAATTAGAAGTTTAAACGAAGAAATTCTAATTGCACAAGCAAATCCTCCGACATCAGACCCAACAGATAATAGTGCAGGTACTAACACCGTAGCACCGCATAGTGGCGCTGTTTAATTAAGGTAAATATAGTATGAGCCAATTAGAAAAAAATCTTTATAAACGTGTTACCGTAAGCCAGCCTACTCAAACAGCAAACACTGGCAGAAAATACAGAGGATTTTCAACAGTTGCAGACGCTAAGAGCTTCAGTGTGTATGACTACGAGCTTATAAAGCAAGATTTAATTAACCATTTCCATATACGCCAAACTGAAAAATTAAGTGATCCTACATTTGGCACCATTATATGGGATATTCTATACGAGCCATTTACAGTTGACGTGCAAGAAGCAATTATCGAAGATGTTACTAAAATTATTAACTACGATCCTAGAATAAAGGCTGAAAATATTGTTATTGATACGTATGAGCAAGGCATACAAATTGATTGTACTATAACTGTACTTCCTTTTGGTATAACTGATGAATTGCGCTTCAAATTTGACAAAGACAACGGTCTACTCCAACAATAAAAATTAAATACACACATTATCATTTCAGGTAAATACATTAGTAAACAAGGAAAATGATATGTCTTCAAATGATAGACAGTCCAGGCTATTAGTAGCAGAGGACTGGAAACGAATTTACCAAAGCTTTAGGAACGCAGATTTCCAAAGCTACGATTTTGATAACCTAAGACGCACAATGATTAACTATTTGCGTCAAAACTATCCAGAAGACTTTAACGATTACATTGAATCGAGTGAATATCTTGCGCTAATTGATATGATTGCTTTCCTTGGGCAAAACTTATCATTCCGCATTGATTTAAACGCTCGTGAAAACTTCCTTGAAACAGCAGAGCGCAGAGAAAGTGTATTACGTCTAGCACGTATGCTATCTTACAATCCAAGACGCAATCAAGCAGCTAACGGCTTGCTTAAATTTGACACAATTAAAACAACTGAAAACATTTTAGATAGTAACGGTTTAAACATGGCAGGTATTACTGTTAAGTGGAATGACCAAACTAACTCAAGTTATTTTGAACAGTTTGTTAAGATTATGAATTCGGCATTGCCGTTGTCTAACTCAATTGGTAATCCTTTAAAGTCTGCATTAATTGCAGATGTGCAAACACAAAAATATCGCTTAAATGCTACAAACACTGGGCAAGCAATTTACCCGTTTACTAAACGTGTTGAAGGGGTAAACACACGTTTTGAAGTAGTAAGTACTGACATATCAGGCGAAAACGTGTTAGAGGAAGCGCCACTGCCTGGCAACAGTCCTGCATTTTTGTTTAGAGATGATGGACAAGGAGCTGGTAGTAATAACACTGGATTCTTTATGCATTTCCGTCAAGGTAAACTTGAGACAGGAAACTTTGCAGTAAGTAATCCAACTCCAAATCAAGCAGTACAAATTGATGCTGAAAATATTAACGACAGTGATGTATGGTTATTTGCATTAAATAGTGCAGGCTTTGAAAGCAGTGAGTGGACAAAAATTGACTCTACTGAAGGCAATAACGTTATCTATAATAGTTTGTTTAATAAAACTAGAGACGTATTTGCTGTAACAACACGCATTGGCGACAGAATTAATTTAAACTTTAGTGATGGTGTGTTTGGAAACTTAGCTACTGGCAACTTTAGATCGTATTACAGGACTAGCAATAATCTACGTAGTGTGATTACTCCTAGTGCAGTAGGAACAGTAAGCATTGATATTCCGTACCAGTCGAGAAACGGCTCAGCGCAAACACTTACAGTTGGTCTTAAATTAAATTACACAGTTAGTAACGGTACCGCATCAGAAACTAGTGCAGAAATTAAACAAAATGCACCAGCAACATATTATACACAAAACCGTTTAGTTACTGGCGAAGATTATAACATTGGTCCGTTAGCAATTAGCCAAGACATTATTAAAACTAAAAGTTCGAATAGAATTTCAAGTGGAATAAGTCGGTTCTTTGACTTAAAGGATGCAAGCGGCAAGTATTCAAATACTAGTTTGTTTGCAGATGACGGCATAATTTATAAAGAAGAATTTGCCGAAAAACAATCATTTACTTTTGCAACACAAACTGACATTGAAGGTATTATATATAATACTATTGAAAGCATATTAAGTAGTGCAACTGCACAGAACTTTTATCTAGCAAAATATCCAAAAATTATAGTAAGTGATCTTAACGCAACTTGGTCTCAATCTAGCACAAGTACAAATAGATCATTAGGTCTATTGCAAGATACTGATAGTAATGCATATACTGTAGGTACGTTTACTGCTAATAGTTTGCGATTATTAGAAGCAGGCTCGATGTTGAAGTTTGTTGCTCCTACTGGCAAGCACTTTATGCCCGACGGCACATT